CCGATACAGCAGCAGATGCTGCTGATGTAGAAGCAGCAGTTGCTGAACCAAGAATAGAGTCTACATAATTTTTAGGTGTAGCAGATGATGTAGACATACCCGCAGATGAAAGACCAGTAATAACTGGTGTTCCATTAATAATAGGACTAGTAATTGTTTTATTAGTTAAAGTTTGTGCAGCATCAATAATGCCTACAGTGCCTGATGTATCAGGAAAAGTAATTGTACGATTAGCAGTTGGGTCTACAACGTTAAGGGTAGTTGAGTAAGCATCTACGGTTGCACCTTGGAATGAAATGCCAGCATCATTTTCTGTTGTGCCTGTAAGAATAGGTGAGATAAAAGTTTTGTTATAAAGAGTTTGAGAATCTTGAGTACCGACTACCGCTGAGGTGGATGCTAGTCCGTGTATGCCATTGCTAGACTCAATGTGGGTGTTAGCCTCACGTAGATCACGACCGATAATCATGTGGCGGACTACCGCACCTGCTGAGTGATCTTGTGCAGAGGAGCCGTCAATGGCACGGGTGATAGTTAAGTTGTTAGAACTTATTGCGGTAACGTCTACTACTTCTTCAAGAGCCGTATCTGGATCAATGACAACCGTAAAGGTTTGTCCTGTGCTGACTGTTGCACCGCCTAGCAAGGTAGTAGCAGAGACAACAGGAATGACTGTGGCACCAGATGAAACTGAGCCTGTGAGTGTGGTTTGTTGAGACCGGGAGGTATATTTACGAGTTGTCATCTATTTACCTATCTTGAATAATGAACGCGGGCTGGGAATTGAAGTTTTTGTTTTAGCGATTCTTCTTCAAGACGCGCTAGGTACATTTGTTGTAATTGCTTAGTAGCGTTTGAACCTGTGCCGTAAGGGCGCTTGGTATCAAATTCATCTGCAGCAGCAGAAGTTACAGACATACGAGCAGGGTCTATGTAAGAGACCAGACGTGCTGCAGCACCGTAAATAACTACGTCTCTCATAGATGTAGGCAAGCCAGTAATTGATTCAAAGTTATCTGTATCATCGGCTAGTTGGTTAGGCAAGTGAGCGTAGACAATGTGCATGGTACGTCCAGGCAAGATGTTGTCGTAGACAGATACAGTACGGCTGTAGCCACTGCTAGGTCCGTCAGGAGACGAGACACCCCAATAGGCTGTGTCTGCTAGTGGGTCCCAACGCCATTGACGAATAGGCAACCACTCACGTGTAGGACCAACGGTCTGCCACGCCATGTGTAAGATTTGAATTGCTTCTGATGGAACCTGATAGGTAGTCCGAGAAGCTAGGAAGGTAACGTCGGTAGCACCAACAGCAAATACCTTTGGGTAGACAGAGTTGATAGTATCGTTGATAGCCCGTGCTATTGCTACCTTTGGATAGGTAGGGGTAATAGTTACCTTTGTGTTAACGGTATGAGCCGCAGCAGTTGTTGAATTGTATCCGCGTCCGAACGGAGCAATGGTAATAGTGTTAGCCTGCCGGTCATAGGAATCTACCCACATCATTTCATTATCAATTTCAATAATGCCCTTACCAATGTTTTCAGTAGAACCTACAGATAAAACAAGATCGCCTGAAGTACAGGCAGCAGTCAGGTAGGTAGCACGGTCTTGGCGATAGGTAAAGCCTTGAATGTTTAAAGCCGTGTCATCAATTAAATTCTTAAATGTAGTTGCCATTAGGAAGCTATAGTCCTTAATGCGGTAACAATCTCTAGGTACTGAGCAGGGTTTGTGATACCTGCTAGTTCACTAGCTACTGCGTTACGCTCTTTGTAGGCTGGTGGTTGACGTGTAGATGAAACCTTGTAGTTCAATGCTGCAATAATGCCTAGCCCGCTTGTGCCTGCCCATGCGTTGGCAGCACCTTGCTCATCTTTGTAAGCAGTTAGTGCTGGGTAGTTACCACCATTAGCAAGGCGGTTAAGTTCGTCGCGGACTGTAGAGCCCGGAAATCCATAGAGGGTATAAGTCGTGCCGTTATAAACGGCTGTACCATAGGTAGCCATTACTTGTCTCCTATTTTAATTGAAAATCGTGGAGTTGTTCCTGTATGAAACATAGTAAAACCTGCATTAATTTTATGAAGTAAATCTACAAAATGTGAATCAACGTCTGGCATATCGCCAACAATAAACTTGGCTCCCGCTCTATGCGCTGCAATAATAGTATCTACTGTTTCAGGACGTAATGGTTTACCACTAAGTTTTCCATTGCGAGCCAACATAATTACTTTACCTTTTAGGTCGCCACTAGGTGAACCAAGTTTTAACAAACTGGTTTCGCTAGATGATTTACCTACGGCTTGTGGATTGCCCACGGCAACTGTTTTAGGACCAGTATGCAACTCAACAATTGCATGATGAGCATGTGCTCTCATGGCAATATCTTTGGCATCACCTAACGGTGTGCCTTTACCAGCATTACCGCCAGGAATTGCTTTTGTATTTCCAGCCATTACCACTTCACCTTGTCTGCCCAGTAAGCAGCACTCATCTTACCTTTGGCAATGTTCTTAGCATGACGGGCTTTAAAGGAAGCCTGACGTGCTGTTGGTTTATGGTCACCGACCACGCCCTGTTGTCCAAAGCGAATTGTCTTTACCTTGTCGCCTTCCTTAGCTACAACCACATGTGATTTAGTAGGATGGCTAGGTGTGCGCTTAGGCTTATTAAAGCCTGATACTCCAGCTCTGGTTAGACGTGAATCGGTTGCCATAATTATTTTCCTTTTGCTTTGCCTTTAGCTATTAGTTGGTACCTGAACTGTCGTAGGTTCCATTTTTGATGCGACTCTTCTGAAGAGCATCTTGGGCTTTACTTGCCATCTTGTCCCTAGTTGCAGGGCTTATGATCTTAGGAAGTGGCTTGTGACCTACAGTTTTGTTGAAGTTAACCGGACCTTGAGATTTAACTGCACCCTTAGTCTGTCCACCAACGGTTCCGTGTTGGACCGTGTTGATGTGTCGATTATCAACCGCAGTGTTTCTTACACCGGGATTAGGAACCCCAGGTGTTGGGATTCTGTTTGGCATTACTTAGCCCGTCCACCTTCAGGTTGGACGTAGATACCTTCAACAACTTGTGAAGGACCCATGCCTGTCTTGCCTACGCGTGGCTGTGCTACGTTGGCAGCAGCAGGTGCTACGCCTCCGTGGAAGTCAGCCTTGTTTACTGACGATACGTCTGTAGCTGAGCTACGAGACTTTGGTGACATCATGTCTGACATTATTCTTTTCCTTTTCCATATGGGGGTGGTACGTCGAAGCCTTTGATGATTGACGCATCTTGACCTGACGCAACTCTGACTGGTGCTTTGATTGTGACGGCTGTATCAGCGCATCCGCATTGTGTGCACATAGTTACTTACCTTTCTTCATAATTCTTTTTGCTAATGCCTTGTCCATTTTCATATCAGCTTTAGGAGATGGCTTCTTTGCATCCATCTTTGTATCAGCTTTTTTGAAGGCAGCCTTTTGTGCAGGCTTCATGCCCTTCATGACCTTGGCGTCTTGTTTCTTGTCGTTGTGCATTGCCATTAGACTGCTCCTACTTCTTTCATGACCTCTACGGTCTTTTCGTTTATGAAATTGGCTTTCGGCATCTTGCTGCCGTTGTAAGGTTTGTTAAGAACCTCTGAGGCTTCAAGCGCTTTCTGTACAGCAGCACGTGATGTTCCTTCAGGTTGAACCCCTTGGGCACGGGCATCTTTGTAGTAAGCCAATTCTTTGTCCCACTTTTTCTGGGTGGTACCAGAGGCAACAATGCTGCCCTTAGCATCTCCTGCGTTGAGTTGTATGCCTTTGGCTTTACACCCAAAGCAGTCCGGTCCACACTTGGTGTGGTCAACGAAGATGTCATCTTGATATTCAAAAAGTTCTACTGATGTAACATCACACTTGGTACATCCATAAAGGGCTGGACGTTCCTTGACGTCTCCGTCTACCAACTCGTAAGCCCATTCAATTATCTTGGGTACGTGAGTATGATTACTCTGAGAAGATGTTTGCTGAGTATCCTGCATTGATTAGTGCCGTCCTTTGTGCGTCGTTTATATAGTGCTTATAGCCACCACGAAATAGGTAACCATAATCTGCTTCTGCAGTCTGGTCTTCCGTTGGGTAGCGAATCTCTTGCCAGACTCCCTTAACACGCAGGACTGTTACACCACGGGTCAAGCGAAAGCGGACAAACAAACGTCCACCACCGGCAGGACCTTCCGACACAGTCGGAGGTAAAAAGTAATAAGCCATTGTGCTCCCTTAATAGTGGACTTACCATAAGGCTGGATTGCTCCAGCCCTACAGTCAATTAACTATTAGTAGTCGATTGAAGAAGAAGTCTCTACGCGGTAGAGTGCTTCATCACGGTAGATGGAGAAGCCAAGTACGCCGTACCAGCCGAGTGGGCGGTGACGCATCAACTTATCAACAACTGGTCCGATAACAACATGTGGTTCTTCAGCCACTGCTTCAGCAAGAGCTTGTTGTCCTGCGAAGTAGGTGTTGAAAACGTTTGTCTCATGTGTAAAGGTAACTGATGCACCAGAGGTGACACCAGCAGAAAGTACTGGTGCGTCAAGTGTTACAGATCCTGTACCGATAGATACAACGTTTGCACCTGTTGTAAGTCCTGTTGCAGCAGCAACGTCAGATACCAAGATACCTGAAGTAGATGTAACAGCAAGGACGTATGCACCAGAAGCAGCAGAAGCTGTTGTGGTTGTGGTTGATGTTGTCTTAGCAGCACCCTTGAAATCATTGTACATACGTGGTGATTCTACGTAGAATGCACCTTCGTAAGTTCCAATTTCGCCTGCCCAGATTTCATCATTTGATTGGTACTCATGTGGCTGACGCCATGAACCTACGCCTGTTTCGGCGCGAAGGTCGTGAGCAACTTCTGGGTGGATACCTGCCCAGTACAAGGAACCCTTACGTGGGATAGCCTTGTTGGTACGTAGCTTAGCAACTGCCTTACGAGCAACTGCTGAAGTGAAAGTATCTGAAGATGTTAGTGTTGCAGTTGAAGTACGTGCGCCACCGTATAGTGCGTTAGTACCTGTGCGAAGCACGTTCTGCGCGACTGTATCGATAGAGTCTGCAAGGTTGTACGCAATGATGTTAGCAACGGCTGGGTCTACGTCAGCAAGGCTGAAGAGTTCCAAAGCACGT